TAGATAGAATCTGTGTCAGCAGCGATCACAAAGTCAGACTCAGACTGTAACATATTTTGCATCGTCTTGTTGATACAGTTCTCTGCAGTCCTGACTGACAGTTGACCAGACATCGTGATAGCTTCGGCAATGTCTCGATCATAGTATCGAAAGAACTCGTTCCCAATCGCACCATAGGCTGAGTTGAGTGAAATCTTACGAGCCATCTGCATGTTGTGATAATACGATATCTGTTTCAGCAGGACAGGATCTTTATCTTTCTCGTAGAGTTGTTGTGTCTCCAACATCTTCTTCTTAAATGTCACTCTGTCATTGTAGAACATCTGCAACATCTCAGGAAGGAAACCCTGTTTGTCTGTCTTGAACATCGCACCATTCGGCGTGACTGTGACTCCCTCTGGTAGTTTGTATTCTCTGTCCAACATTTTTTGGACACTTGGAATATCTGGAGTCATCCCTACCTTGGTCTCAAATGAAATGTTATACTGCATGATCAGATGAGGATAGAGTGAGTTGAGGTCGAAAGACATAACCCAATCGTGCATACCCACGTGTGGATCTTTGACATACGCACCTTCCACTGAACCAAGACTCTCAGTCTTCTCGTATGTGGTTCTCAATGGAGTCACTATTTTCTTTCTCCAGAGATAATCATAAATCTTGTTGTCCCACATTTGCATCTGTGAGAAACAGGCATTAGGATTACACTTCATCGACATGGTCAGAATAACAGCATTCTCTAGGAACCTGTTCTTGTCATCCATCTGGACAACCAGTTCAACGTCTTTGATGTTGTAGTCGATGAACTTCTGATAGTCTCGTTTGTGGAGAGTATAAAGGTTTGAGTATTCGTCAAAGGAGAGTTTACCTACACCCAGTTCTACGTGTGCAATGTGGTCGAGTCGATAGGATTCCTGAGCCGTGTATGTGAACTTCTTATAGACTTCAAGATAGTCCAGAGCATTGATACCCTCAATCGTCACTTCGTCAAGATATTTACCACCCAACTGAATCTGTGATTTGTAGACACGATTCCAAGGTGAGAGTTTCAGTGCAAACTTCTCGTCACCAAACAGACGAGCCAGTCTATTATAGATGTAAGGCAAGTCAAAGAAACGTGTGTTCCAACCTGTGACGATGTCGATCTCCTGTGACTTCCACCACATGACAAAGTCATGCATCATCTCTTTTTCAGATTCGAACTTTCGATAGATTACATTGTCTCGTGATGGTGTGTAGTCTTGATTACCCCAGACATAGTAAACGTCATTGAGATAAACTGTGATAGCTACGATAGGAAATGCGGCTTTGTTTGCTTCTGGGAAACCTTCGTCTGATGATACCTCAATGTCGATGAAGGCTGTATTGAATTGATCATAGTCGACTTGGACTTCTTCTGGGAAGTTTTCGGTCATCCACTGCTGGACCCATCTTTCATATCCATAGACTTCGAACCCTGAGATACCTTCATGCTTCTGTCTCCAAGTCTGGAGTTCTGCAGTTGATTCGAATTTGAGAGGGGCGACTGGTTTTCCGTCTACAGTTTTCCAAGGAGACTTTCCAGTCGTATCTGTAATGAAGAGAGTGGGGGAGTATTTATTGACTACCTTGGAGTATCGTTTGCCATTCTTTACTCCCCTAATACAAATCTTCTCACCAATTTTTACTACGTTTGTGTAAAAATGCAATCTATTCAATCTCCTTGAGTCGGTTCAAATGATCTTGAGATGGTTCCCAAGGTTGGTATCCATTACTATTCTTATTTATTAGCATCGCGTTTCCACGATTGTTTCCGTCATGTGAATAGGACACGTGGACCCATCCGTCATTCGGATCATTCTTTGCAGGATCAAAATATTCTAATATGAGTTGGTCGAATGGTAAATTTGTGACGATCCACGTTGCGAGTAAATCGTTAGCAATACCACCAAGACATTCGATATCAGCCGCTTCTCCTTTACAATGCTGCGATTTTGAAGACCCGCGAACAGCAGCGTTCAAATCTGGGGATCGGTAGCAGGAATTCACTGTTACGACACCCCATTTGTCACGTACTGGTTGAAGAATCATTTGACACAATGCAGTCATTGGTACAAGATGAGCTGGACTTGGAGAGTTGTCAATATCAAGTCTAGTCGCTGTAGCCGACTTGGTCAATTCATTCAAACTGAAATTTTTTGATAATTTTATGTTATCCATTTCTCCCTTAACTGAAGTATTCATCTAGAAGGAAATTGATCTCCTTCTTCGACAAGGCTTTGATGTACGATACGTTTTCATTGAACCTAGAATAATCAACTACCTTTAGTCCCTCAATAACTTCTGGACTAGCTTTGAAATATCTCTTTGTGGTATTTGGCACTCGTTCAAACTCTGTCTCTATTCTCCCAGAGGAATGACCAAAGAACGTGATTGCTACGTCTGCATCTTCTGGTGTGGAGTTTGTCAAATAACCTTTGTCTTCAACGTCCCACTTCTTTCTTGGTGTGTCTCGTTTTTCCCAGACTTGAAATAGTGTCGCTAGGTTTCCACCTTCGATAGGTCCATCATCATTATAGAATGACACCTCAGGCATTTCAACGTCTTCAGTCAGATGATAGAACTCATTGAGTTTATCCTGAACTGACCATTTTCTCCACGCCTTTGGAATCAAGAAACAAATGTATCTTGAAGAATAAGTTCCTGCAATGTGATTGAAGAACTTGACGGCAAGACTATTTGCTCTACCAAACGGAGGGTTTGATAGAAACATAGACTGTTCTGAAATGTAGTATTCGAATAGACTTGTTTCAAGAAAGTTCTGTTCTATTACATTTGGATGTTTTGGTTCTATGTCAAACGAGAACTTGACATCCTTACCTGCTCTTTCAATGGCTTTGATGAACTCACCAGTTCCACCTGCAGGTTCTATGATATCTAACCCTTCCCAATATTTAGAAGCGATAGAGACACAAAGGTCTGCAACTTCTGGGAGAGTGTAGTATTGTTCTTTTCCTGTTTTACGACTAGACAGTTTCTTCTCTCTCGATAAGTGAGTTAATAAGTTCTTCTGAGATACGTCCGTCCTCGTGTGTGTTCTTCACGTGTTCGGAGTCAATGATAATGAAACGATAGGAGAGGTCTGTTTTCATCTTTGAAATGTCAATGTACATGAATGTATCGTAATCGTCAAAGTAGTCAACAATCATTTTATCAACGTCCTCACCAAGAGCACGTCTTCTCTTCATACTATCCCAAAGACCTGACTTGGTGGTGAAGATTTTCTTCTTCTCCAACCTACCCACACCTGCGTGGTAGGTCTTAGCCTGGATAGTTCCAATCACATCATCGACCAAGTCGGCCGATGCACCCTGTGTTTCAGGGACCACGACATCTTCAAACTTGTTCGCGATCTCTGTCTCAAGTAAAACACCACATTGTCTCCCATTACCAAGGAAGAGAAGGATCTGTTCTTTCGTTAAAGAACCAATCGATACGTTTTCTAGTGAGGACGAATACATGACGTTTTTTTCGAGTTTCATAACCAGTCTTTTGGGTTAGGGTTTCTCAATCACTGTACCTATAATATACCCTAACCCCGCTGGTTTGTCAAGTGAAAAACGTCAATTACCCTTGCAGAAGCTCCTTTTTGTCTTCTGTTTCTGGAGAAGATTCACCGATCTTGATGATTCTTGGTTTCTTCTCTTCGGGTATGATTCGCTCCATAGTAATGGTGAGCATTCCGTTCTTCATCTCGGCACCTTGTACAACAAGGTCATCTGAGAGTGTGAACTTGCGGGTAAACGCTCTGGTAGCAATACCCTTGTGGACGAACTCCATCTCGGCAGGTTCCAGATCCTTCACAGTTCCGACTGTGAGAACTCCGTCTTCTACCTTGATCTCAAGTTGATCTTCGGCAAATCCTGCAACTGCTAGTTCAAGGATGTACGTGTAGTCACCCTCTTTTCTGAGATTGTATGGAGGATATCCGCCTGACGCGGGTGGTTGTGTGAACAACCTGTCAAGCATTCTTTCGAACCCAACGGCCTTCTCTAAAGCTTTGTTGAATTCAGTGGGTAAGTGTGCGGACCAGTTCATTTGCGTATACATAGTTACTCCTATAAGGCAGTATTATAAAATAAGACATCCTCGTTATTGAGCGATGTCAGTCCCGAAAACCTTCTCCTTGAAGGAAATGGGAAAGTCTGTGTTTGAACACTGTCCATAACAGACTGGTGAGTGAGTCCTCAGAATACGTTCCTGCAGGAACACTCAATGTATATAGTGTATCACGTTTATTCATTTTGTCAAGCAGAAAAAAGGTTTTTCCACATTTGTTTTGAGACATCTTTTCCCAGATGGGCGATGGACTCTGTTAGTGGAATTGATCGTGGACAGGCTTCTACACAATTCTGGGCGTTACCACAAGATGTGATTCCACCTTCTTGCATGAGTGTGTCGAGTCTATCCTTTTTCAGGTTCTTACCTGTAGGATGCATGTTGAACAGTC